AGCCTTTGATAGCCATAAACCCTCCTAAAGTTTGTTACATCTATTATAGCAAAGAATGAGCAGTTTTACAACTTACTCAGGTTGTCCCAGGTAGCGTCCTGAAATTTAGTTAATTGCAATTGACCTAGGCTTTTTATCTTCAGGAATAATACGATCTACATTAATATGTAGCATACCATCCTTTAGATCTGCCCCAGTCACTTCCATGTACTCACCAAGAGCAAATGAGCGTGTGAACTTACGGCTTGCAATACCCTTGTGTACCACTTCTGCGTCCGTAACTTCTGTAATCTCACCCTTAATGATAAGTGTTCCATTATCTACTGAAACATCAATATCATCCTTGGTAAATCCTGCAACCGCAATAGATAGCCTATATGTATCTTCATCTAGTTTGATAAGATCATATGGAGGATATGATTGCGAGTTTACTTTATGTGCATTATTAAGACGGCTTAACTCTCTGTTAAAGCCAATAAAAAAAGGATCATTAAATAGATCCAGACCAAATTGTGTTACCATTTTTATTCCCCTTTCAAGCGAATAAGTTAGTGTACCCCCGAAGGCAGTACCTTAATATTATATCACATGCTTTAGTTAACATCAAAAAATGAAACTATATTGTATCTTTTGCCTTCAGCAACACGGTTAATCCTATGTATGTTTTTAATTCCTCCAGGAAAGGATAGAATGGACCCAGCATTTAGTTTTATCGATAGGTCATGGTCTCTAAAAAGTATTTCTCCACCGAGATAATCATCATTTAAGTATAAAATTGTTGAAAACTTATATTGCGATGCCCCAATATCATTACCGTCTATATCAGAATTATCTGAGTGGTAGTTACCAAAAGATTCAGTTTGCCATATTAGTCCATGCATAGTGGTAAGTTTTGCTGATATATTATGTGCATGTTCTGTTAAATACTTAAATTTATTATTTAAAGTATTAACTTTGTGTTGATCAATACCAGTACTATTATTTTCTATTGGTATATCAAGTTTAATACCATCTATTAGTTCAGAATTTGTTTCTTGTTTTTTTGAATATTCAGAATCAAAATAATCTATATACTCTTGACATTCTTTTATAGTAAAAACATTAGGATACATAAAGATATCATAACCACCTAAAAATTTTTTTTCTAACATTTCAACTCCACTATATAGTAGTGCTGCTTGGCATTGTGGCGCTGGTTGATGGCATCACTATGCCGTTCTTCCACTGCTCTTTTTGAATTTCTTGCATTTCTTTTTCAGATAGTTTTAGTTCTTCTAAATCTACTTCATAACTTGAGTCCGCATAATCATAAGACAATAACATAGTATATCTAAAACCATTTTGTACTTCTGTGACAGCATGAACATTATCAATACCAACATCAAAAATAATGCATGTTCCAGTTTCTGGCTTAATAGCAATGTTATGATCTCTAAATGTTAAGAACCCACCGTCATAGTTATCGTTTAAATAAAGAATGGTTACTAGTTTATTAGCCATCCAGCCATTAGGGGTTCCATCTAATTCAGCATTATCTGCATGATCTGCTGCAAACGAACCGTGATCCCATCTATGAGTGCTTAGCGCTAAAAGTTTAAGTTTTCTATTAAAAAGATTTTCTGCTTCTAAATGAAGGCGATCAGTAATATCGTTTAGTATTTTTCCCCAATGTGCATCATGAGGTTTACCAGTATTTCCAATTACATTAGAATTATAAAAACATGTTGGTTGCCATGCATCAAGACTATTCCAATAATCTACTAAAGCCTGAGACTCTTCTTTTGTAATAAAGTCTTTAATTTCTAGTATATCATTTTTGTACAAAATCTTTTGCATTGATTCTCCAATTTTAATAATTATACCATACGTACCCCTGGCAGGAATCGAACCTGCGACACATGGCTTAGAAGTCCATTGTTCTATCCACTGAACTACAGAGGTGTGGAGCGAAAGACGAGGCTCGAACTCGCAACATCTACCTTGGCAAGGTAGTACTCTACCATTGAGTTACTTTCGCTTAGTACACCAGGTAGGACTTGAACCTACGATAACCGAATTATGAGTTCGGGGCCTTAACCAACTTGGCTACTGGTGTCTGGCTGGTCTGGCAGGTCTCGATCCTGCGACATCTCGATTAACAGTCGAGTGTTCTACCAACTGAACTACAGACCAATATTTATTTGTATTCTTTTTTTGATCTCATTTTATTTTTATAACCATTAATAAAGGTACTACGAATCTTTAAAAATTGATCATCTATTTTTGATGATGCAATATCTGCATCAACAATATTCATATGCCAAGCATCTCTCTTAAATGGTAGAACCTGAACCAATGGAGTGCCTTGCTTAATGACACCAACAAAACCATTTTTTACATAAAATGATAGGTGTCCATTAGATATATACTTATCTGTATCTACTATAGCACCAACCGCATCAAGAGGAGTTGGATCTTTATAAATAGGATTAGTAAATAAAGTGCTATAACCGCTAGGAGTAGATAATGACCAAAAAGGATTTATCCTCAATAAATCTTTATGGTAATATTCTTTGTCATATGGAAGTTCTGAGTATTGATCACGATGATGTGATGCAAATATATTTTTTACAACATCCCTAATAGCGTCTGGAACAGAATACTTTAGTTTATCTAAATTGCTGGCATCTATATATATATCACAAGGTGATAGTATTAAGTATCCACTTGTCATAAAGTCAAATACTGGCATACATCTTTTTATTGTTGATGAAGTAAAACCTAAACTAGTTGTTAATTCATCACTGCCTGCAGAGTTCTGTCTCTTATACCAATCAGGCACCATCGATGATGCTGGTACAGGCCTAGGGGCAAATATCTCAGTAGTTTTATCAAATGGATAGAACTTAATCTGATTCATATTTACCCCCCTGCCTTTACCTATTAAGGATTAACTCGAACTACCTTTGTTGGGGATGCCCCATTAATAAGGTACTGTGTTGCTACAGCCACTGTTGCGGAAGATGTTGTATGAGGAATTCTTCCAAATACCGCAGATTCAAAATTACTTATGTTTGCATCTGCTACATAGTCTGTATTGGCATCTAATGCGTTAAGACTTTGTAAGACTCCAGCAGTATTTAATGAGCCAGTGCTTACTGACACTGTATCCGTAATGCATGCTGGATAATCAATCTTTGTCCCTGGTCTATTTCCAGTAGAAACAAATACAGGAATATTTTTAGACTTAAGAGTTGCAATTAAAGATCTAATCGTTGCATCTGCTCTTGATACTCCACCATAAGGTGCTGTGTTTGTTGATGCTGGAGAGCATGTACCATTACCGTTAAAAAATCGTGAGACTGATACTGCACCAACAGAATTTGAATTTACATTTACCCAGTTAAGTGCATCAATAAAGTTTCCAGCATTTACTTCTGCTACAGACTTAGAACTTACTGCTGCAGAAACCAGAAGAATAATTGGAACGCTTGCGCTCTGCTTCTTTGCTACCTCTGCCATAGCATTACCATGGTTGATTGCATGAGATAGAGATGGGCTTGAAACTTTTACAATATCTGTACATGTTTCATTTTTAATAGTGGTGCACTTAATATTTGATGCACTAACCTTTGAGTCAAAGTATGAATCAATGATTACCAATGCTTTTTGATTTGATGCTTGAACTGGCTGTACTAAAACAAGTCCAAGAACTACTGCTACTGCTAACGCTACCTTTTTCATTTTTACCCCTTTAGTTTTACTACGTATTGACATGGGTCGCCCCCTGCTTCCCACTCTTCTTGCTCTTCTTCTGTCATGTATGGATCACCATCATGAGTATTACAAAACGGTTCAGTTACCCATCCCCGCTCAATTCCATTACTTAGCCATATCTCAAACTCTAAATAGTTATCATCGTCTATCATATTACAAGTATAGCCTTAAATGCTTACTACGTCAACTGGACCCATGCACGATGGGCTAAATTTAATTGCTGCACTTACTGCAGAAACTACTCTGTTTCTTGCATTTTTTTGTTTATCAGTTGCATAAAGAACTCCGTAAGCATATTCTGCACCTGACCCCATTGCAAGATATGGCAATGTATATTTAGATAAAGACATATCTGCAGAACTATGCTCATAGATTTGACCACGAACACAAATAATCAAACCAAGATCTCCATCTTTTGATGTATCTACCCAGTAGTCATTATAGAATTCTCTAAGTTCTTTAATAAACTTAGTCTGCATAAACTTATCTGTATCTTTGATTGTCGGTGCTGTTGGATGAAAGTTATATCTAATTCTTTCGCCATCCATTGCACCTGCATACCCAATTAAGTATGGGCCAATTTTCCAAACCTTGGGAGCATCAAGTGCTAGAATAGTTCCATCGTCAGATGCACCTCTATCACCAGCCATGAATATCTTGTTATTGATATCATCACGAACTACTGCAATACAAGTCATGCAGAAACCCCTCCCAATTGGATATATTTAAGTATACCATCCCTTGGAAGGGGCTGTCAAACATGGTTAAATATGTTTAACTATGCTGTTTTTGATCTTTTTCTGCGTGTTTCTACTGCTGCATCCTGCACTGTTACTGCATTTTTATCTGTGGTAGAAAATGCTGCATTGATCTCATCTCTTGTGAGTTTGCCGTCATCCATAAATGCACGAGCCAACTTCTCAACTACAACTGCGACTGCACTAAGTCCAGCAACTGTCATAGCCTTTGCTACTGAGATACCTGCAATTGCACCCGCACCAATTACTGCTAGTGCATTTGCTGCAAATACCGCAACAATACGCATAAGAAT